AAGTCGAACCACTGAGGAATCAAAATGCGCTTGCGCGCATAATGATTTCTGCCCGGCAAAGGAATACTATTTCCGATGCTTGTAGGCTCAATCACATCCTGATTAAGATAATCAGAAATGTAAGGAGAGCGCTCAATCGCCTTCAACTTTGAAAGAAGAAGGCCTCTAGAGTTAAACTCGCGTTTAACTGGTAACGTAGCAATAACGCGACAGAGGTAACCCTCATAACCGCGTTTCGACTTAGATATGTTGGAGGTGGATTGATCGAAATTTTCGATCAATCCACAATCACCATATCCCTCGGAGATAAAGTCTAGGGACTTACCCAGACTATCCACGAGAATCTGCCAACAACGATGAAGCCTGCGATCACAGCCATAATAATTACGGCGATGAGCAGACCTTCGAATATTGTTTGCAGCTTTGAGTACACTTGCTTTACCATCGAGAAGTTCCTTTTGGAAGATTGGCTTGATCCTTGCACCACTCCAGAAATGTTCTCCGCAGCTTTCACGATAGTAACCAGAAGAGTAACTCTTCTGGCTATTAACCGTGAAACCAACGTCAGAACAAACGGAGCGATACATGTCAACTACACTTGAGGGAATGATAACATCATCACCGTAAACAGAAACATCCGAGCTATCTATACTGTCCTGAAAGCAGCAAGCTTTCGCGAGAGAGTAGAAGATCAGGGTTTCAAGTTCGAAGGTAAATCCGTTTCCCATACTCGAAAATTTCGAATATGTGACACTCTTTCCGTCAACAGAGGCAGAATTTGATCTAAGTGCCATAAGTATCGTGAACCACTTTGGTGGGAGCAATTCACGAACAATTTCAATAGAAATTGTGTCACTAGCAGAAGAAAAGTCGATGGTGGCAAGTTGATTAAACTTGCTACCTAAACGTGCTTTCTCCTGATTGTAGACTTGACTATTTAGATCAATACCCACGTCCTTAAGGCGCTTACGAATAACGGAGCCGATACCTTTTTGAAACCAGAGGTTTAATCCTGGTTCAATAGCTATCACTCTGTCAGTCTTAGCGTTCTTAGGGACTGTGATGACCTTATTACCTGAAACGATTTCAAACATAGGTATATCCCAGGAGGGATAAGCTATGTGAAACCAATCTCTAATAAGGTCATAGGCTTCAGCAGTTATTTGACGCTCAGCGTCAAATTTCTTAGGGGAAGTTGCCTGCGATCGCCGTAAGGCAGTCGAAGCTCCTGGGCCCCAGTTGCACGAGTCAACAAAGTCAGTAAGAGGGAATCCTTTAAGAACTGAAGAAATAATGCTACGGGCTGTTTCCAGCACTGAGCAAGTGCGCCAGTCGGCGTACAAATTTCTTTTTATTCGGTGATTCGTCTCTCCGCAGACCGTTTCACAGCTGAAGAATTTCTCAAGGGCCACTTCCCGCAGGTTTATGCCTGTGTTAAGGAAAGTGGCTTTCGAGAGAAACTTTGTGGCTGCTAGACTATCTTGAGCATGAATTATATCCCGATAGAAATCGGGAAAATAATCCAATTCACATAGCTGCTTATGTTCGTTATTAGCGTACATAAGCCAGCAGGTGAGCGCTCTAGGACAGTCCAAGGCTCTGAAGTACTCTTTGATGTAAACATCAAGCAATTTTCTGTCTAAAGACATAAAATAAATCTCCAATCTAAATCTAGGAAATGGTCAGAATAAATTAGATCAATTTAATATTGATCTTCAAGATTCTGGAATGCAGCCGTAGAGGCAGCATGCACCAAAAGTTGATCGGCGAATTTGCGCAAATCGAGTCGAACAGTTTCCGAAGCTTGCTTCGGAAGGACTGCTTCAACTACGATATACGCTTCCGCGATCTTCTTATCGGTGACAACCGAATCCATGATCGGGATCATGATTTTCTGCTTAATGCGCGCAACAGAGGAACCGTTCTTGGGTAGGGAAACACTCATGGTGACCTGGCGACGAGCGTCGTAGACGCTTTCCTGGGACATCCATTTTGCGATTCCACCCGACAACGATTGAGCTGCGAACGTCTGGGCAACGGCAGCGTTGTTTAACAACGAGAGACTAGCGAAAGCTGTCATAATAACTCACTTTTTAAGTTGAACAAATAGAGCTAAGGCATTTTGCCAGTGCTCGGTACTCCTGGGATCTTTAAATGAAGGGAATCCTAGCTCAGGCACAACATTAGATATTGTGCGGACGCATTGGAAACTCTCATTCACGAAACCAGAAACACCAGAACTGGTTGTATTGCCATCGGCGCTACCACCGAAATGAGTCATATAAGTAGTCGTAGTCTTTCGGACTACGGTCTTGTATGAATCAAGCACTTCTAGCGAAGCATAGGCATCAAGATTGTTCAGATAATTGCCGATTGGAATAAACCAATCGACGACAAATGACCAAGGTATGACCTCCCATGCGACGCTATTCAGGTTGCCAAACCCGAGACGAGAGATGTCGCGAGCCAAAGGCACAGCGCGTACTCTCGTGACATAGACGCACTCATAAGAAGCTTCAGTAGTTACAATAACCTTACCCATAATCCCTTGGGGATTATAGAAAGGAAATTCTTCTATTTTAGCTGGATAGTTGTGCTTTTTACGACCCTTAATTGTGAACTCAATGGGTTCCGATGTGGCTAGTTCTTTAGCAATTCCATCTATATCAGATAGAAGAGGCTGAAGACCATAACGCAACATAAGAACATCATTGGCGACACTTTTAGGGGTCCCACCGACGATAGTCTTGATCGCCGCGGCTAGCCTGCCGGCCTTGAACTGTATGAGACACTTAGCAACGCGAGTTGCAAGTTCGACAAACATGCTCATGGTCTGCTTTCTCTCGGCGAACATCTGCAGAAGATTCACGGACTGATTCTTAGCTTTGGAATAAAGCTTAGAGAGAGCCGCGGCATCAACTGTAGACTCAACGGATGAATCACGGAAGTGCAAGTCCTCGAGATAAGTCTGAGGATTTGGTACCGAGTTCACCGAGACAACGTAATTCGATAAACGAAAAGCGTTGCGCCAGAGGTTACCATAAAAATAATAGTGATTAATATCCCCAGAGCCGTTGTTTTTAGCGAAGTCGATGACGACGTTATTACCGGCAAAGGAGATCTTACTACTACTATAGTTCAACGCATTAACACGTGCGTTTATGAGCTTAGGTGGCCTTTTACGTTTCTTAGCGAGAACTCCTTTGGTCCAGATATACTTATAGTATATCGTTTTCCTAAGGAGAACCCACTTTTTGCGTTTAAAGCTCCATACCCATCTGGTAGGCTTAATAGGAACAAGCATTTTTCGAGGTGGTATTAACCACTTTGAAGGACGCTTCTTACATGTTAAACTGTTAAACGGAACGTTATTATTAGTACCACTGCGAGTGTAGTTAACGTGACCTGATAGAGGCTTATAGTCTTGACCAAGTTGTAACGAGTATTCGGCTTGCCAGCCGTTATACTGTACAAAAGTGGTCGAAACGTAGTTTCGATCATTGTCCCATTTT